GAATTTATATTATTTCCAGATGGAAGTGAAACAGAAGTACCAAATGATTTTTTTGATTTTCTTACTGATAATAATTGTAATTGGGCGATCAAACATACAATGCCAAATGGAAACGAAAAAGGAGAAAATATAATTAAGTCTGATGTAAATGAGGGTAAATCCGATTTTCAGAGAAATAATGAAGGTATTGGTGGTATGATGAATAGTGGCGAAATAGGCGTAATAACAGAGTGTGTCGAAGTAGTAGATCAGAATGGAATAGAAGTAAGTTATGTAGATAATAATAAAGCTTCGGCAGATTGGTTTGCTAGTTATAATGCGGATAGTGGAGTTTCAGCATTTTTAAATAATCCACAATTTGATACAGATATTACAGGATTAGCTTGGGTTATAATAATTATAGTAGCAGTTTTTGTTTTATATTTTATAGGTCAAATGATAGGTAATTTGGCAAAATCAGGAAAAAAATCTGCTGTTCCTCCAGCAAAGGTAGAAACAAAATAATTTATAAATAATTAATTTTATAAATTATTTATTGTTAAATATTTACAATTTAGCAGCAGAATGTAAGTTTTCTTGAACAGGTTTAAATTCAGGATTTTTGTCAAAAGTATCAGTAGCTGTTCTAGGTAACATATTTGCTATAACTTCTTCTTCAACAGTATATGGTTGTTCATTTAATAAATTTAATTCTTTGTCTCTTTTATGGTCAGAAGGCATATATTTATAAATTGGGCCATTACCTGAAGATTCGGTCGATCTTCTAATTAATTCATAAGCGGTTATTAAAGCCAAAACCCCTACAATAGGATTCACAGAAAGGAGTGCTAAAGCTATTATAATTATTAATGCTTTACCTACTATTGAATCAATAAAAACAGCAACACCTTCTGGTACTTGAATATCAAAAACAATAAATACAATCAATAATAAAGATAATAGAACGTGGTGTTTATTTTTCATAAATGCTTGAAATGACATTGTATATGTTATTTATTGATATTTTTTTATTATACAAAATCGAAAAAAAATAAATATAAAGTTTAATTGATATTAAATAGAATGGAAGAAATAGCCACTTATTTGGGTAAAAAAGGATATACTATTAAAAAAGAATTTTTAGAAATAGAAGAACAATTAGAATTAAGAAAAGATTTAATGGTTAGAGCATTTGTTCCTAAAAGTTCGCCAATTAAACCAAATCCTTTTCCAGTTTATAGAGAATCTAATAAAAAGTTTTACATACCTAGATTTTATGGACTAGAGCATTATGGAGATGTAGATGAAAATAGAATAAAGGATGGTAAATCAATAAATTTAAAATTTAACGGTGAATTGCGCGACTTTCAAAAACCAATCGTAGAAACATATTTAAAACATGCTAAAATAAAAGGAAGTGGTTTATTAGAAATACATACAGGTGCAGGGAAAACTGTAATGGGATTAAAAATCATAGAACAATTAAAACAAAAAACATTAATAATTGTTCATAAAGAGTTTTTACTTAGACAATGGGAAGAAAGAATACTACAATTTTTACCTGATGCAAAAGTCGGTAGAATACAAGCTTCAAAAATAGATTACGAAGATAAAGATATTGTTATAGGAATGTTACAAAGTTTAAGTATGAAAGATTATGATTCTAAAATATTTGATGAATTTGGTTTAACCATTATAGACGAAGTTCATCATATATCGGCAGAAGTTTTCAGTAGAGTATTATTTAAAGTTGTTACTAAATATGCTTTAGGTTTATCAGCAACATTGAAAAGAAATGACGGTTTAACAAAGGTAATTAAAATGTTTTTAGGAAAAGTTGTATATAAAAAAGAGCGCAAAGGGGAAAATGATGTTACTGTGAAAGCAATACAATATTCTACGCAAGATGAAGAATTCAATGAATTAAAATTAGATTGGCGTGGAAATGTAGCATTTTCAACAATGATAAAAAAACTTTGTGAATTTAATCCAAGACGAGAATTCATATTAAAAGTGTTAGAAAAATTACTAGAAGATGAAATAAATCATCAGATCATGATTTTAGGTCATAATAAGTCTTTATTGACATATTTGCATGATGCAATAAAATATCATGGGTTAGCTACTGTGGGATATTATGTGGGTGGAATGAAAGAAAAAGATTTAAAAATTAGTGAAGGTAAAAAAGTAATTATAGCTACATATGCTATGGCAGAAGAAGGTTTAGATATTAAAACATTAACAACATTGATAATGGCGACACCTAAGGTAAATATAACACAGGCAGTTGGTAGAATTTTAAGATGTAAGGAAAATAAATCTACTATAATAGATATTGTAGATCAACATGGAATATTTCAAAGACAATATAAAAAACGAATTACTTTATATAAAAAACAAAAATTTAAATTGTTTGAAACGGACATGGAAGGTTGGAAAAATAATCAATGGCAAGGTCTTTTAACAAATGATACATTTAAAAAAAAATCTAAAAAAAAGAAAAAACTAAAAAATGACAATATATTAGAACAGGGTAAATGCATGTTAGATATGTCATATTAATATTAACTATTATACATCTAATTTTTTAATATATTGTAATGGAAAATTATGTCGAACTGCCGTTTTTACTATATTATTTTTATAATTTTTACTTGGTTTCCCTATTTTATCAATAGCAGTTTTTGTCATTATATATGAAAAACACATGACATTTTTTTTATTTTCTAATAATTTAACATTAAAAAAATCAATTTGATAGGTGTTATTAAAAATACCTTCTTTTTTATGTAATTTTTCTAATGAACCATTTATCTCAAATACTAGACCATATACTTTACTACCACTTCTTTTTTCAATATTTCCTTTGGCAGATAATTTTCTGTTTTTTATTTTTCTATATTTAAATATGTAATTATCTAAATATCCTACGCCTATTATTTTAATATCAGATTTTAAGTATTTTTTTAATTCATCTATATTCATATTGGAACCATATGCGAAATGATACATTTTCATTTATAATATAGTTATAAAATATTAACAGTTAAACCAATCTTTCATAATATCACAGGAAGATTTTCCTTGATATAGTGCATTTATATAAAGAATTATTTTGAGAAACATTATAAGTATAAAAACCCCTATGGCATTAACGGCTAAATCTATATTCTTCTTTTGTTTAACATCAATTAATATAACTAAAAATATTAAAATAAACATTAAATTTATAAATATCATCATTAATGGTGTCATATATAGTATTAGAATAATATAATATATTATTAAACATTATATTATTTATTGTCTTTGTTCTCCGGTATAATGATTATAATTATCAAAACATGTTGGAGGTAATTTTTGAATGCTCATAGGACCTGTAGCCCACGGTGAATTATGTTGTGGATTTGGACTAGAAAACACCTGTGACGAACCACCTCTTTGTCTGGTTCTTCTTCTTGTTCTTCTACCACCTCTTTTAGATCTAGATTTAAATTTTTTACATGGTTTGCATTTACAGTTGCATTTTTTTAGTTGTTTTTTACACTTTTTTTTACAAGTTTTGGAGCATAATTTTTTACATAATTTACAACATTTCTTTTTATTAGTTCTTCTACTTGATTTTCTTCTACGTGATTTTCTTCTACGCGATTTTCTACGTTTTTTCATAGATCTTTTTCTACGAGATTTTCTACGACGCTTTCCACCGCATTGATTAGGTTTATCATATTTTACGTATTCTGGATAAGAACCTCTAAATGTATCTGCATTTTTTACACTGGCTTGAGTAAAACCATAACCGCCTCCACCAGATTGAGAATCACACGACTCATATAAAACACCTCTAGAAGGATATTTACCTAAACCATCTGTAGCAGCTGTATTCATAGAATCAAACGTGGCACTTCTTCCTCTTCCACCTTTTTGTGCTAATAATTGAAACGAATTTTGTGTGTTTTTTAAAAATTTTTTATCTACACTCATTATTTATATATATTAATTATATTTTTTTGTCATTATGTTGGATTTTTTTGAAATAGAATCATACGTAATAGATATTGGCTTCCATTTATGAAATTTGTGTAAAAATACGCAATTCATTGTATAAAATTTATCTAAATAAACAAATTTATCTTCTGAAACATTTTCAAATTCGTCTTCATCATCGCTCTCTTCTAATGCATCTAAATTATCATTCTCTTTTATTTTTCTAAATAAAGAATTCATAAATACACTTGTTTTATAATCAGGAATATAAGCCACGTCATAATTAATAAGTTGATTTTTTTCATATAAATATAAATCGTATATATCACATCTAGTTGTAGGTTTAATTAAAAAGTTAGCAAATATTTCTTTTTCGACATTTATCTTTTCATTTAAAAAAGTTCTATTTTTAAATAATAATCTATGTTGGATAAAATATATATCGTATGATAATTTTTTTATTTGGTTAATTAAATCTTCGTGGTTAGTATTCATTAAAGGCATGCCAAATACAATTGTATTGTTGGTATAAATTTTATCAGACAAATGATTTTTTACGAGAGTTATAGATGTTTTAATTTTGTCATATTGATTATAATGCATAATATTTATTCCCTTGAAGAAAAATATATCTTCTATATTAAAAAATTGTTGGTTTTTTACATAAAAACAAGTTCCATATACAACAGTTCCTTTACCTGAACATAGATACTTATCAAAGCATGAATGAATTATTTTCATCGATTCAATATAATCTTTTTTTTTGCTTAATAGTAACAATATACATACATTTTCATTTTTATACCTGTAAAACCATGCAAAGTATTTACGCCCCTTTGGTATAGTAATATAAATATTAGAAGTAAGAACTTTTTTATAGAAATTTTTTTCATAAGAAAGTTCAACGTTAGGGAAATTCCGAAGTATTTTATTATAGTCTTTTTTGGGAATCATTAAATTAATATAATGAAACTTCTTTATATGATTTATTTAAATAATTAAAAGTTACTAAAATTATTACCAGAAGATGCTGAAAACATAGAACCTCCTAATTGTTCAGGTTGAGTATTTTTTTCAATTTTACCCTTTGATAATTGATTTATATAATCTTTTAATTCTGATTTCATATTTGATTTTTTTTTCTCTTTTTCTTTTTTTGATTCTAAAATAGAGTCGTATATGTGTTTATATTGTTGTTTAGGTTTTTTTACTAAATCTTTTATTTTTGGAACAGTTAAATTATTTTTGAAAAAGCTATATATATAATGAATGGTGGCAATTATAACAACAGATACTATAATTTGCGATATGATCCAAAAAAATGAAATTTCCATATAATATTATTTTACATTAACATTCTTATAAAATAACTAATATCATCTTTAAAATTAAAATCATTATGTTCTAAATCACTTAATATATAAAAATCTGTCAAATTATCATTTTGTTCAACAAATATTATTTGAAAATTAGATTTTTCATTAGGTTTAAAAATATGATGAACTTCTGGTATATTTGCATGTATTAAAGGTATTGAATAAAATTCTTTATTTATTTTTTTAAAAGGATATTCCTGTTGAATTAATTTAATATTGGAAATATCAAATTCGATAGGATTTATATTATCAGTTAAAATATTTTTTAAAATAGTTTCACTG